TGTACCCACTTATGATAATACAAAGTAACTGGTACATAAATATCTGAATTATTGACAGTAACAGAACTTCCTTCGTTGGAATCGAAACCTAATTTCTCAACTGTATAAGGATAGGTCCCATTTTTCACCAACACTGTTGCTTCACCATTAACATTGGTTGTTAAAGATTGACCAGCAATAGAAATAGTTGCATCTACAACCGGTACGCCGAACTGGTCTTCAACCATGAAACTAATCTGGAATGGAGCTAGTTCTAAGATGATACCAATGTAAACCGGTGCATTCAACACAACAAATTGTCCTTGTTGTTGCTTATATTTTTCTTTACTAGCAGTGTAGATATAGTTACCGTTTACCAATGAAATAGTTGCTAAACCATCTTCATCTGTAACGACAGATCCGCTACCAACAGAAATTCTTACACCCGACAACGGATTACCATCTTCATCAGTAATACTGAAATAAACTGGTTGTCTAAGTGCTAATGCACTATCATTCAAACCTTGAAACAAATCTTCTTGTCCTGCAGGATAAAACATAGGAGAAAGTTCACTTCCAGCATCGTACAGAACAATGCCTTCAAGATTTCTCATTACGAATCCTTTAATTCTAGGAAGTTGATTAGGTGGAACTTCTTGGTCGTAATATGGAAAGAAATATTCATCGGGAACATATTTAACACCCTCGGCATTTTTCACGATACCAAGTAAATCATCCCATTGGACGATCTTACCTGCTTCCCAGAATCGAAAGTCAAGATATTTTGTCAGAGCTACTTGAATATTTTTTCTTACCGTAGCCACATCGTAAGAAGGATCAATTTCTATTCGAAAATCCATTCCACGCTCACTACCAATGAAAAACCATTCAGCATTCTTTAATTGAATCCCGACAACATTTCCTTCGAGGTTCAATTCAAAAAGTCCAAAATAACTTTTAGATTTCTCTAATAAAGTCTCTAATTCATCTTGTGTGAATAAAATTCCATTTTGACTTACTAGATAAAGATAAAAGATTCCATCTTCTCCCAACCCAACATTTAATACTTTCAAAATACGATCATCGATATTTTGGAATATTTGAGTATAATATTCCAACGTTCCTTTAGAAAGTGTGTTGAGGTTAGTCATGATCCTAATACGAAAAGTCTCATCATCTTCACTATCTCTACCACCTGTAGCCATGTATTCGTTAGTGCATTCAATATGACCACTAGGAGCAGGAGTGACGTTGATAATACTATTTGCATCGACATTTGTAACCAATCCTTGGTTAACACTTCTGACACTTACGTATGCATAACCAGATCTACCAACTGTAACAGATTCATTTACAGAGAAACGAATACCGTTTTGATTTACAAAGAAATTAGTTTCATTGTAAATAGTTCCTGGGTCTGCATAAACTCTCACATAAGTAGATGAACCAAGAGCACCTTTTCTTGGACTAACCCCAAAAAGTGCCGCTGATTTATCGAGATATTCTCCTGTAGCTGTTTCTGGGAATATCTTTGCTTCTGTGATAGCAATATCTTTGATCGCTTTTTGTGCGACTTTTGCAGTACCAAAAGCCACAGCATTTAAGACTGAACCATCAGCTACATTCGTAACTTTATTGGTCTTGTCTAAAAACAGCTCGATCCAAAGATTTTTAAGCGTCGAAATTGTATTACTAACTTGCGTTATCATATAGGAATATTTATTATATAATTGCTTTCGGTTATTGTTGTCGCTCTTATAGACAAAAAGATTGAATCCTGATCTCTCTTCAAATCCAAGAGCTCAACTGTTTTCCATCTACTATCTCTTTGAAACATATTCATAAGTCCCTTGAAAATAGTAGCATATTGAATGGCGTTCACCGTTGTTCCAATAAATTCATTGGTTATTCCATAATCTTCAAATTCTGGGTAAGAACCTTTTAAAGAACTTTGAATCAATTCTAAGGCTTGCACCATTGCTTGATCATATTCAATCACCTTTAAATCATCGTTTTCAAAGGTAAATGATTTATCTAAATCAACACCAAGAATACTTTTCCCATTTAATACATCAACAACATTGTCAACGTAATTTAACCCCACATTCTGAAGATTAACTGAAAATATAGGAGAAGAAGAATTTGTATACAATTCTTCTGTGATGTATTGAGGTACTGTTATATTTACCCAATCGTCTTGAGGAGTTATTGCATCGAGATTTGCTGATACATCTTCAAAAGTTTCATCAGATTGAAGTATCTTCTCAACTTTGATCGTGTTAGTTCGAACATAATCAAACACACTTCTCATCCATTTAGCTGAACTCCTTATCGTCAAAATCTTCGTTTGAATCTCTGTGAAAGTATCTAATAATTCCCAGGCATCGAGATCATTTAAAGAATTTTTGTGCAAAGTAAAAAGAGGTTCTATTTTATTAACCTCTTTAGTTAAACGATCTAAAGCATAGAACGATTCTTGTCTTATACTACCACCTTGATAGTAATCGACAATATAAGGATATTCTGTCGATACAAAATCAACAAAACTCTGAAAAAATGATTTTATATCATATCCAGTTATATTCTCAAATTTTTCATACATCGTCTCATTCATAATATTCCTGCAACATATGAAGCTAAATCATTTACACTTTTTTGAATGGTAGAACTAGCTAATTTTTTAACCATCGAACTTGACCCTGGTGAATTCTTTACAGCTTCT